CTGAATACGTGCCTAAATAACCTAAGGCAGTTCCATATTTTGTTACAAAATAACCCGCTCCACTTGCACCCGTTGTTTCAGCGTAAAGAATTGAATAGCCTGTTCCTGTGAAGGTCAAACTATTCCCTCCCATCGTCACCGTTCTATTCCCTGTGAGCGTGCCGTCTGCTGTGTAGATGTTACTCACCGCTAAGGATGAGGGTGCGACATTCTGCCATACCGCAAGGGATGAATTGTATTGCAAGACATTCCCGTTGGCTACCGAGGTGATTCTAACTGATTCATCGCTGGTTAGTTTGCTCCCCAATGTCGGCCTGATCAGTAGCTTACCGTTGTTAGAATCACTTACCACCGCTGCGACCTGTATAATGTTGTTTGGTGCTACGGGAATGGTGGTTTGAAAGGCTCCGGCCGTGGTGGTGGACACATACAAAACATCACCCTCTGCGAATGCGGATGTGTCGATGCCATCGAGCCGACCGAAATTCTGAACCTTGCCGAAACTTCCGTTCGTGATGGCCTCAGCCGTTACGCCCATGAAGTTGCTGGAGGGTGTTGTTCCGTTTGCGATGAATGGAGTTATAAGCAGATGCCCGCTACTGCCATCCGTTCCCGCAAACCCTACCGCTGTGCCTTTTGGAATGGTAGTGCCGCTGCTGTTTTTGACGTGATAAAATTGGTCGTGACCTATCTCCTGCGTTGTGCCATTCATGACCAGCGCGACCGTTTTAAACGAATCATCCCAATACATTGTACTTGCAGTAGTAGGTGTTCCGGTCGGCGTTAAGTCGAATTGATACCAGCCGGAGCGGATGCCGTATTCGCCTAAGTTTACATTTTGATTTGCGCCTGTGTAGGGAACGAATCCGCCCGCACCGTTTACCCAACTGCTTCCGTTATATGTTAGGATGTCACCGCTTGCCGGGGATGTGATGGTAACCCCTGAAAGCTGATCAAGCGAGTAGTCACCCTCCTGCGCTGTTACTGCTCCCGTTCTTCCGAAAACGGATGTCACCCCGCCAACCTGTGAAACGAGGCATTTGTATGAATAGCCTGTTGTAGGATCGCCCACCAGCATTAAATCGGAAGCCGATGGTACCCGTGATGAAAGTTCGCTTATTCTCTTATTCGCCATGTCAAAAATTTACGGATAGGTTTCTGTCGAAGGAACAGCGCACCTATCAGATATATAGCCTAAATTAACCGTTACGTCACACCGCACGCCAGCCAAAACATCGCCTGTTTCCTCGACGAAAAACGTGATAGGGATATTGTCCGCTATCTCGTACTCCCATCCCGGATACCTCATCTGTGCTATGATGTCCTGCGCGATCTGTAGTTGATCAGATAACACATCCATCTCATTCGTCTGGTCCTGCGCCACACGATCCAAAAACCAGAACTCAAACGATACCGACAGCTCCGCCCCGTTTATGGCTGCGTTGGTCATGTCGAAACAGAACCCCGGGTAAAGATTCTCCGTGCTTAAAAAGTCAAGGATACTACCTCGGAAGGTTTTCTGTATTATGTTGTGCTTGTCGCCCAGCTCCTGTATGCTGTCGATCAGTTGGTTTAGTGTCATGTTTCTTTTTTAGAAATTTCTCCAGCTTCCGCACGTTGCGGTCTGCCGGGCCTCGTTGTTTACTTGCCTTCACCGCAGCAATAGTTAATGTTTCCTTGGAATTTCTCCGCCAGCGTCATACCCACACAGCACCTATCCGTATCGCCCAGCCATACCGTGGTACGGTAGGCATCGCGGTCTGGAATAATCGTGTCGTACCGGTTGCCGGGATTGTTGTATTCCGGGAAGGTGTTCCGCCCGCTCTCTTCCTTTAGATACCGCACCAGCCGTTCCTTATAAAATTCAGCACGGCCTCGGTATTTATTCGCTACCTCAATCAGCTCCTGCGCACTCGGCTCTGTGGCGTTGTTGTCTGATTTGCGGATAACCCCTTTGTTGTAGAACTGGTACGATAAGCCCATCGGCAGCTCCGCCATGACGTAGAAAACCAGCGATGGCGTGATGTATGTATCAATCAGGGCTTGTTCTGTGGAGGTCAAATTCGATGCCACAATGCCGGCCAGCAGTCGGTTGTATAGTGCCGTTCCCAAGGCAGGTAGGATATACATATCCTGCGCTGTATAGATTTCCGGCAGGACCAGTTTCTCCTCCACATTGGCCGTTAAGCCGGTGCGTAGCTTGATATCATTAACCGATATAAATAGTACGTTGCTCATGTTACTTTTCTTTTTTGACTACTATGTTACTTTGCCATGTGTGTCGACAGGTCGGTGACTTGCCCCACCATCCACCGCCACGGGTGAACACGTCATACCCCAACCGGCGGGAGATGCTCTCGATTTCGGCACGGGTGTAGAGCCGATCGAGGTCAAGTAGTTTAATACAGAATGGCCGGGATGGATGCTCGGGAGAATTGCGCTCACCGGATGGCACGATCTTCTTCCATTCGTAGGAATAACGAATGTCGAACTCTACCGTAGTGGCTTTTTTCTGTGCTGCTTTGGCCTTCTTTTTCTCCGCCTCGTTATCGCCTCCCATTTCTTTAATGAGATCACGAACGGAGCCGGTAACCTTGTAGCCTACCTTGTCAGCATCCAGTTCAATAATGCCGAGGTCTTGTAGAACCCCCAACCGCTCCACTACATCGATGGGTTTCAGTCGAAGTGCCTTCGCGATGTCTGCCGGAGGTGTCAGCGGTTGTGCTTTTAGAATTTCAAGGATTTGAATATCCCGGAAGTCGTAGAACGAATCAAACGCTGAAAAATTAACCGCCTTTGATTGGTGAACGGTGAACTTGTCGCGCTTCTCACCGTACTCAGCGAACACCTCCATCTCCTTGTCCACGTCAACGGCCTGCTCGTTGAATTGTGCCGGCTGGTTGTCGATGGCCAGCATCACGGCAATGTCTGCCTCAGTCAGTCCCAGGGATGTGCGCAGTAGCGTGGTGGCGATGTCACGGGTGATTTGCCCTTTCTGGAATTGACGAATGATGCGCAGCAGTTGCTGGTGCTGTCTGCCGGTGAGATTCTTTACGTTCTCATTCACAAGGGCCTCGGTGGTCTGCCCCTGCTCTGTGCCGGGTGCTGCATCCACCGTTGCATCGGCCTCGGTTGGCAGTCCTAATTTTTCGCGGATTTCGTCGCGTGTCATTACGCTGGCAATGGTTGCCTCGCTGAACTCATAACCGATCGGTTCCACCGGTGTAATCTTCAGCGGATCACCACCTCCAAAGAATGTGAGCAGGTAGTTGAACACGGATTCAACCCCGATCTGCCGATCGTTCACATAGGTGTTCTTGAAAATTTCGTAGGCATCCCGTAATTCAGTCCGGGTGCCTAACTTGCCCGGCTCTGCGATGCCAAACAATGATGGGGATGTAATTTGATGTCCTGCATAGATATTTTGCTGGATCATGGCATCCACCCTGCTAAAGTCCTCTTTCGTCAGGTCGGATGCGCCGAGGTCATCCACGATGGGCTTCCGCTCCGCATTCTGCACGAAAGAAAGCATGAACTTCTTACCATCCGCACCGGAGAACGTGTTCTCAAACATCCGGGTGACTTTCCGCTTTTCCTCATCGCCCGGTTCACCGTTGGGTAGCGTGATTAACTTCGATGCACTGAATCCCGTTTTCGCATTGCCCAAAGTGTGTTGGCTTACCTCAATATCGGCCTCGATGTAGTTAAGGCTGGGGAAATATTTCGGCAGTGGATAGGTCTCCTGTCCGGGCCGGTAGTCTTTCACAAAAAGTATCTGCCGACCTGCCGGATGGTTCGGATTGAACGCAGGAAGAATGGTTGGTTCATCGCGATGGTTGCGCCAGTCCTTCTTATAATAAAATTCGGTGCAATCTTTCGATGCCCGCAGTTTCATGTAGTCTATGTGGCGCATCTCTGCGATGCCCTTCCCGTTTATGGACCAGATGATTTCAAGGTAGTAACCTCCAAAAATTTCAATATCCAGCGTAATCTTCCGCAGGATGTCATTCAGTTTCTCGGATGGGTTCGGCTTGTTCAACATCCGCTCGTTTCCGCCCGTGAATCCGTTACCGCTCACATACCCCGCCTTCCCGGAAACGATGGCTCCGTGCTTAGAGGACTTGTTGAACAACTCCAGCAGGTAATCCGGATAGTCGTTGCGCTCCCCAAATTCTATGTAACCTCTGCCCTTGCGTTCTGTATACTTCGGTTGGCGGGCTTCCGCGAACTGAAGAATGAAAAAATTTTCACTGATAGATGAACTCATTGTTCTTGTTTCTTGTGGTGTATGTTATGCCTGCCTCGTGGAAGATAGCGATACCGCTCTCCAGGAGGTTCTTGTTTGCGATGTCTGTGCTTGTTCCGGTCGTTTCGTAAATCTCATATTGATACTGCCCTGTTTTCGGTAGTAGCGATGATTGAACGGTAAAAAGGTTATACCGCTGTTTGTACTGGCTGGTATCGTCTGCAAAAAGTTTCAGAAACTTTGTTTCTACGTTTGTGGTTCGATGAATAAACCGGAAAATATAGTTAGGAGCCGGGAGCAATTGCTTCTCGGTCAAGGTCATTAACAGCGTATTATTGCCTGAATAGATGTTCAGCATAAAAGTAAATAGCGCATATTGGTAAAGTTACCGAAAATAAAAACACCCCGTAGAAACGAGGTGTTAACCGATATACAACGAAAATGAGAAAGTAATAAAATGAGCCGGCCGGGTGCGCAGATCGCGGGATGCGTGCCGGCTTCTAAATGTTATGCGGTCAGTGTGGCGATTACAGATGCCTGTACTTCTGGTGCCAGCTCGCGCTCTGCTCCGCTGAAGGTAAGGCTGTAACCATTCCGGTCGGTTGATGCCGTTCCGGTACCTGCTGATCCACTAAGCAAATCAAGTCCGGAGTAACGACCGGCTAACCAGTAGCGACCGTTTTTGTCCTTCACCACCGCCATCATGTTGTTGCGTGCCAGCAGCAGAATTTCATTCCGCATATTGACCTGTAACTTATTGATGATTACAACCAGCTGCTGGTCATAGTTGATGGTGCCGTTCTCGATGTTACCCTGAATGTTTTCGGTAAAAGATGCGGTATTCTTTACCAGCTGATACTTGTAAAACACCTTACCGCTCGCCTTCGTGATGGCAGTTACCACCCCGCTCGCCTCGGTCACAGCCGTTACATCATTATAGCCGATGAACCACACCGCTTCTAAGCCGCCCTGATTGTCTTTGCAATCAAATGAATAACCTTGTGTTAGTGCGCAACTCATATGCGTGATTAGATTAAGCC